AAATTAAAACCTTTCTCCCCGCCGGGGCCGGCGCCCCCGCCCCCCCCCCCGGCCCATTGCCGTTACGTCCGGCTGTCGATCTCCCGCTTACGCCCGGTCGTCGAGCGTGACGAACGGCGAGAGGCTGTTCGCGCCGTTCGCCGGAGTCACCGGCGCGCGGAGCGAAGGCTGACCGTCGACCCGGAAGGTCGCGCGGAAAGCCTGCAGCCCGGCATCGAAGTAGAGATGCATCGAGGTCGCGGTCTCGATCCCGGCGCCGCGCTTCGTTATCACGCGATACGCCTTCCAATTCGCGAGCACGATGTCGCCCTTGTCCCCGACCGTTTTGCAGAGCTGCGTCGGCATGATCGGGCGCCCGAGGAGAAGCCCCAGCGGCGCCTCCTTCAGTCCCGAGTTCGGCGCCGTCCAGATCGGCTGGTTGCCGATCGTCATGGTGATGATCTGGGGAAACACGTCGTCTTGGATCATCCAGATCATGTCGCGCTTGCCGAGGCCGCGCGCGTACATCTTCGCGACGTTCATCGCCACGACGGTATCGGCCACCTGGGCGGCTTCCTTCGCCACCGAGACGTTGGATGCGTGCAGGAAGAACCCGAGCGGCTGGCCGACGCCCGAGCCCTGGAAGAAGGCGAGGTTGGTTTTCCAGCGGATCGACTCCGCGGACTTCCGCCCGATCCAGCGCTCGAGCGAGCCGGCGTCCGCCGCGAGCTCATCGGTGATCGGCACCAGCGCCATGAGCTTCGAGAGCCGCAGCTGCAGCGGCCCGCCGACCTTGGGCTTGGTTAGATTCGCCGCTCCGGCCTCCGCCTCCCAGAAAGCGCGCACGCCGTCCGTGCCCCACGGCGTGGTTTCGTCCGACGGGAACACCATGCTGTTGCCCTCGACCGGATAGCTGTCGGTGAGGGGGATCAGCGAATCCTCCGCGAGCGCGAGTTCGAAGATGGCCTGCGAGTATTCAGGGGGGACGAGCCAGCCGCCGTCGCCGCCCGACTGCTCGCTGCCATAGGTCGCCGGCGCCGCCGCGTACATCGCGCGCAGGCGCTCGTCCACCGATGCGCCGGCGCTGCGGCCGGCCTGCAGGACCGCGAAGCAGAATTCGCCGTAGCTGGCGAATCCGCGGCGCGGATCTTCCGCAACGCGCCCGGGGTTGAGCGCGATCGCGGGGGCGGTGCGCTCGGCCTCGATCAGCGCTTTCTCGCGCGCAATGTCGGCATCGATGCTCGCTACGTCCGCCATGCTCGCATCGAAGTCCTTGCGCTCGTCCGCCGTCAGGTCGCGGGTTTCCGCCGCGGCCTTGACGTTGATCGCCTTGGCGGCGTCCAACGCCTTCTGCCTGCGCGCCATGAGCGCGCGGAGTCGTTCGTTCATCTTGGTGTCTCCTGGTTACGAAACGTAAAAACCCGCGCCGGACTGCGCAGCGGGCGCTGTTGGCAGGTGAGCGGCCATCGGGCCGCGCGCGGGAATCCTTCGGGATCCCGCGCCGTGACGCCTGCCGGCGTCGCTATGTTGTCCTTGGCTATCCATTGCTGTCCATTCGTGTCTGCCGCCGTCCGCTCCAGCAATGGGAGTCGGGTAAGCATTCGGTCCCGGATTACATCGCAATGGCGGCATCCGCCGTCGCGATGGGTCTCCCGCGCTATGGTTCCAAGAGCCGTTAACCAGCCTGCGCGATCCGCGCATCCCGTCCCGCTTGCGCGATCCGCGCGCTCCGCTCTGCCGCCGCGCGCGCGGACGCGCCGCGCTTCGCGAGCTTCGCCTGTAGGCCGCCAATCACGTCGCCCAGCATGCCAACCCGGTCGATGAGTCCGGCCTTGAGCGCTTCTTTCGCGGTCAGCACGCGGCCCTCGCCATACTCGTCGCGCACCTTCGCCGGCGTCGAGCCGCGGTTGCGCGCGACCGTCTTCAGGAACATCGCATAGGCTTCGTCCACTTGCGACTGGATATGCGCCTTGGCCTCATCGGTCAGCGGCCCGAAGGGGTGTCCCTCGGTCTTGTATTTCCCGGCCGAGAGCAGCGTGATCTTGAAGCCCCAATCCTCGTAAAACTTGCTCGCATCGATGTGCGCCGTCCACACGCCGATCGAGCCGACCTCAGATTCCGGGGTCGCGACGATCTCGGAGGCGGCCGATGCGATCCAGTACGCCGCGCTCGCCATCAGCGGGTTCGCCACCGCGACGACCGGCTTCTTCTCGCGCAGCGCGTGGACCGCGTCGGCCGCGAGCTCGAGCGCCCCGGTGCGCCCGCCCGGAGAGTCCACGTCGAGCACGACCGCCCCGACGGCTTCATCGGCGCCGAGCTGCCCCATCAGCGCCGCCAAGATCTCGGCCGGGACGCTGCCGCGGCCGAAAATCTCGTCCATCGCATCGCCGCGCTGCGTGATGATGCCGATGATCGGCACGACCGCCACCATGCCGCCCCCAGCCTCCTTCGCGCGCGCCGCGCTGAAGCGCTGCGCCATGACCTCATCGAAGCGCCATTCGCCCGACTCGGCGCAGCGCGTGAGGGCCGTGGTAAGCCGCGCGAGCCACGCCGGGTGCAGCGCCCAGGCGCTGGTGTTGAGCAGCGTAATCAGCGCCGCGAGATCGGGTTTTTTCATGATGGGCCTTTCAATGTCTGATGCTCGATGCAAGGTCGAGAAGCTGGCGCGCGCCGCTTGCCTCGATCCTTTCGACGAACTGCTCGACACCGTCATCGCCGATCGCCGCGTGCAGCCGGTCCATGCGCATCGCCACGTAACTCATGGCCGCCTCGTTTCCCACCGCCATCACCTCGGCGACGAAGTCTCCATGCTCGCGGTAGAACTGCTCGGCCTCCTCGGCGAAGGCGCCATTGCCGGCCGTCTTGCTTCGCAACCGTCGCAATGCGGCGGCCTCCTTGCGCACGACGCGCTCCGCCGCCGCCCGGGCGAGCTCGTTCTCGCGCTCCCCGTTTTGCTCGCGCCTCTCGTCATCGCGCTGCTGCCGCCCGCCGCGGTCGATCGTGCTCCTGTCCACCACCGCGTCCACGCGGTCGAGCGGCATCATGTTCGAGGGCACAAATCGCCGGTCGCCGCCCTCGATCGGATTCTGGTTCTCGCGCTCGCGGATGTCGTTGGGCGACATCGCGCCGGTCTGGAACATCTTGCCGTAGTAATTCGAGCGCGCCTGCGAGTCTCCGCGCAGCATGCCGTCCACCAGGAATTCGAAGAACATCTCCTCGGCATCATCGCCCTGCAGCAGTTGCGCCGAGAGCTCCTGCTCCCAGTTCACGTACCACGGCAGCATCGTATCGGTGACGAACTCGATGCCCTGGTGCTCGATGTTGCTGAAGGTCGCGCGCTCCATGAGCCCGATCTTGTGCGGCGGCATGCGGTAGGCGCCGCACACGTCGTACGACTTCATCTTGCGCAGCTCGATCAACTGCAGGTCGGCGCTCTTCAACCCGATGTCCCGCCACTTCATGCCGTGCTCGAGCACGGCGACCTCGCCGCGGTTGATCCCGCCTTGCGCTTCCTTCCAACTCTGCTTGAAGGTCTTCTTCGCCTCGGCGTCCTTGAAGTGGCTCTCCATCTCGATGATGCCGTTCGGGCGCGCGTCGTTCGCCAGCACCCGCGCGCTGTAGATCTGCGCCGCGCGTGCCTCGCCGAACGACTCGCTCTGCGCCTCGATCGGGGACAACCCCTCGATTCCATCGGCCACCAGCCCGCGCAGGTGCAATATCTCTCCCCGCACCAGAACCCGCTCGCGTCCGCCGCGTTCGGTGTAGCGATAGCGATAGGTTCGCTCGCCGGCCGCCTCCACGGTTTCCACGCGCATACGATCAGGGTGCAGCGGCACGAGCTCCTCGATCGCCTGGCGCCGTCCGTATCGGATCTCCGAATAGGCGTTGCCGCGCAGCCCCAGGTGCCATTCGAGCATCTGCCGCCACTGGAAGCTCGTCTGCCAGCGGTTCGGGCGACGGTGCAGGACCTGGTAGAGTGGATGCTCGGCGGCGCGGTCCTTGCCGCCCTTGTCGAGACGCCGATACAGGTGCAACGGCACCACGCCCAACGTCTGGCCCAGGACCTGAACGCAGGCGTAGACGGCCGTGATCGCGATCGCAGTCGCGGGCGATACCCGCACACCAGCGGCCGTCATCCGGCCGACCGGGTAATACCAGAAATCGTCCCCAGGCCCGCGCTTCGCTGGATCCAGATCGCCCGCGGCCAAGAACATTATTGCCCCTTCGTGACGCGCAGCGCGTAGATCGTGAGCCCGATGATGAGCGCGCCGGCAATTGAAAGGCCGGCGCCCAGGTCATGCAGCGCTACTCCATAGCCGACCAGCGTCACGCCCGCCACCATGCAGACGTTGTAGACGATCGCCCGCCAGGCGCCGAGGATGGCCGTCGCCGATCGCTGAAGCAGTATGAGCGCGCGCTTCATGCCGCCTTACACGCTATAGGCCGGGATCGCTTCGTCGACCGCCGCGCTCGCCCGCCCCAGCGCCATGATCGTCGCCACCGGGCCGTCGATCTTGTTCTCGGGCTTGTCTTTGTTCGGGTAGATATTGTCCTTGTGGTCGCGGTGGCACACGACGTTCGCCACCATCCATTCCGTGACCGGGTTGCCGTCGTGATGCAGACGCTTCTGCAGCACGATCTCGAAAAGCTTCTTCATCGGCTCGGAGAAATTGAGCACGGTCGGTCGCATCTCCACCATCTCCAGGCCTTCCGCGATCATTTCTGTGGCAAATTGCGTGAGCTGCGCCGGGTCGAACGGGATCTCGCGCACATCGAACTGCTTCACGTCCGCGCGGAGATCCTCCCGTATGCGTTCGATATCCACCACTTCGCCCGGCGTCTCGGTGATGTAGCCCTGCGCCCCCCACGCCGCGAGGTGCTCGTTGCCGGCGAGCCGCAGCATCCGTTGCGGCGCATAGTAGCGGATGAAGAGGTAATAATCACCGCCCCGCTCGATGATCTTCGCGACGGCGAAGACGTCGGTCTTGAATGCCGCGTCCATTCCGATCCAGCAGGTCTCGCCGGCGAAGGCCTCCGCTTTCAGGTCCGGGTCGCCGCACAGGTTCCACGCATGCATGTCCATCCACGCGGTATCGGCGTTCAGCCACTGGTTGCAGTGCTTGGTGCGAAATTCCGACTGCTCCGAAGGCATGGTCCGCGCCTTCTGGCAGGCCGCTCGCAGGTCCGCGAGGAGCGTCGCCGCGTACCCCTTGTTGTGTTCCGCGGCGAGCATCGGGTTGGCTTTGGCCCACACACGCTCGTCCGCCCAGTCGTCGTCCGGCCTGGCGTCCGCGTAGCCGGTGTCGAGCGTGTAGATGATGCCGAAGTAGGTGTCATCCTCGGCCGATTGCCCCTCGATCCGGTAGCCCATCCCGCGATGTCGGTGCAGCACCGCGTTCAGAATCTTCGTCACATAGGTCCGCTGCGCGTAGCACACGCCGGAGCGATCGGTGCCGGCGGTCGTAATGCCGATGCCCAACGACTGTGAGCGCGCGCCCGTTGAGCTGTCGAGCACGTCGTAGAGGCGACGGTCCTTCTGCGCGTGCATCTCGTCCGAGATGAAGCAGCTCGTGTTGAGTCCGTCGAGCGATCCGTAGTCGCGCGCCAGAGGCTGGAACTTGCCGGCGTTTTGGGTGTTGTAGACGAGGCTCTTGTTGAAACCGACCCCGAGCGTCCGGAATTCCGGCTCGCGCCGCACCATGTCGCACGCAAGCTCCCAAACGATTTTCGCCTGGTCCTTCTTCGTCGCCGTGGCGTAGATCTCCGGGCCCTGCTCGCCGTCGATCGCCAGCAT